TTATTATTTATTTAGATATATAAAAAGATGTCTTATAGTCTAGTAATATAAAAAAGTCTATATATACCAATGGTTTCAAGCGAGACAGGACGTATAGACTCATGTGCTAATAACCGTCTTGTTCCTGTGCTAGTCTCTTAACATTTCTTAACATTTCTTAACATAACTATATGTATCTATAATCAACTGTACATAACTATATCTTACTAGCAATGTCTAAAGACTATGACAGCAAGACATCAAAATAAGACAGGAGCAAGACAGGACGAAAATTCTACCGTCATGGACATATGACGTAACACCAAGACATAAAAAAGAGTACCGATATGGTACTCTAAAATCCATTTAATAACGTTTCTATAGTGCCTAAAGCAATGAATATAAACAGCATGATGATTTCGATACTGAAAAGTTGGTCAAACAATGTAATCAATTTGGTAATCGCATACATTGTATATTGTTCATTGAGTTTGCCTTTCCATTTTCTATTGAGATATTGGAAAACGACTAATCCACCTCTCAAAAGATAAAACACTAGTATGTCAAATGCCAGAATGATTGTATAACTCATTAGTGTTTTCATCATAATTCCAATTCGCATAGTGCTAGACACGTTGCAATGATAACGATTAATGTAAATAATATAGTCACAAACAATGGTAGAAATAAGCTAACGTTATAACATAAATCCATTGCCCACATAAAGGCTGAAATAATCAATATGATGGACAAAACGTAGACTATACCCACTTTGGTATTATGACTGATTAAAACTTCTTCATAAGGCTCTAAATCATCTAAAGAGAAAGCTACTTTGCACCCTCTATAGCCCATTAATTGATAATATGCTCTCTATTTGCTAGTCAAATCCTCATAGTTACGGATTAATAAGTGTCTAGGACTCACTAATATTATATTTACATTATGTTCATCATAATCATAACGAGCAATAGTGATGTTCGTTCCTTTAACTCTATATTTCATTTCTGTCAATCCTCCACGATTTCACAATTTTCTAAAACATCTTTAATGACATAATATTTTTGACTTTCCCAGGTCACGAATTGGAATAATTGCTCTGTAAATTTACCTAAATAACCACATTTACCTCCTACACACCATGTGCAGTTATGACTCATAATATAAGGTTCTTTTTCATATAAATTTATCAGTCCGCCTTTGTCTCTACAAATATATTTAGCACCTTGTTTTTTAACAAATTTGAGCATTTCATAATCTAAACGAGTCAGTTTAATCTGCTCTAAAGACTCTAATTCATCTAATTCATATCTCCATGCAAAATCATTTCCGCTTGCCATACATTGTATGATGTTAGCTTTACTCATAATATCCATATTATCATCGCATATATCTCTAGCATACACATCTACTATATGTTCACAATCACGAAGTTTTCCTCTAATAATCATACCTTCATGGTCGAAACTGTATTTAGGAACTTTTAACTTAAATTTTTTCATTTTCAATCACCTCATATCTATCTAAAATATCTTGAATTAAAGTAGGTTCTTCATTATCATAAGAAACAAAAGGATATAATTCTTTAAGGTACATATCGAAAACAGGGTAGTAAACTTCATTTTTACCAAACCATGCACCCCCATTAAATATAGGTTTATTTTTGAAAAAATTCAATCTATTGTCTGTTTCGTCACGTGTAATATATTTGTACCCCATTTCTAATTGATGTTCTAGAAGTAATTTTTCTAGCATTGTAAAAGTAGGTTTTATTTCCTTTAAATAGTCTTTGCCGAATCCACATCTAGGATATTCCATACATTCAATGATTTGTTCTTTAGTCATGATGTCTACATTCAACTTACAAATATCAATACTGTTGATTTCTAAAATTTTAGTTCTTCCATCAATTTCTCCTTCAACAACCATTCCTTTAACCCACCAGCTTCTACCATTATTTTTTAATTCGTATTTCATCTTTCTCTCTCCTTCTTTAATAATTTTATCACTATTCATCTTCATTACCTCCTAAAAAATCATACATCAACATTGCTACACCCCATATAATCAAAGGTGTACATAAAATTAAGCCTACGTCAGCATTAAACATTGAATTTCACCTCACAATCTAAAATTATTGTTCTCCCATCATCTAAAACTTTTTTAATAAGTTTATTTGAGAACATTTCTCCTAATACCATCCATAAAACAGGTGGGTTGCCACTTGCTATCAAGTTATGGTTGTTGTCAAAAACATGCCATATCTTTCTATTTCTTTTTTGAAATGCTAGTTCATGTAGATAATCACCTAATTCTTTTTTCATTTTTGTTCCCTCCTTCATTTGACACCCTTATTGTATACCCATAGTCTAGGTATGTCAATAATTTTCGGTATATTTTTTAAATTTGTTTAAAATGTCTAAAATGTCTTTACTTTAGTAGCTTTTTAGTGTAATATAGGTGTTGTCAAAGGAGGAAATATAAAAATGAAAAATAAAAACAAATGTATCGTTAGAGTTAAAAAAGACCGCATATGTGAAATATGTGGTGAAAAAATTAAGAAAGGAACACAATGTGTGACCATAAATCCTAGATGTGAGCCTAGATATTGGGTGTGTTTAAAACATGCTAAAGAAAGAAAACAATGTGCATATTATGAGGAAATAAAAAGCTTACAAATGGCGCTAGAAAATGATAATGATTTTGATGATGAAGGGAAATATTTTGCCTATAGCGATATTTTGAATGAATTGGTAGATGCGGCAAGATGCGATAATTGTAAACGAAAATGTGAATTAAAAAATGATGAAGATTAATATTTTTAAGTGAGCTAAAGGAGGAAATATAAAAATGGAAGAAAGAAAAGTATGGATTACAAATGTCGCTAGACAATATATTAAAAAGCAAATGAATATCAAGGAAGAAGATTTTAAAGATTATTTAGAAATTGATTTATTCAAAGAAAGTATTGAATATAATAAGTCTAAATATAATTTAAAAGAACTCATCATGGAAATTGATGATATGGATGACATTATCATCAATAGAAAAGGATATGAAGTAGCTTTTCTAATTGAAAGTAATATTGATTTTAGATAGGAGGAAGATTAATGAAATATGTAACTTTTAGTGATTTTATTTTCGATTTTATGTATGACAAAAATCAAAAAACATGGACGATATATGACTCAAATAATACACCTCTTTTTCAAGGAACACCTTATAGAATGTATATAATGTCATTAATTGGATTATTGGAGATACGTATTAAAGAAATAGATTTTGTTAAAGAAAATATAATATTAGATTGTAAAGTCGAAAAGGAGGAAGATTAATGAAAAGGTATGAAATTAAACAAGGTGATTGTATTGATTTGATGTCTAAATTGCCAAATAAAAGCATAGATATGATATTATGTGATTTACCTTATGGTACGACAAAAAATAAATGGGATTGTGTAATTAATCTAGAAGAATTATGGAGTCAATATGAAAGATTAATTAAAGATAATGGATGTATTTGTTTATTTGCACAAACACCTTTTGATAAGGTGTTAGGTAATTCAAACTTAAAATTACTTAAATATGAATGGATTTGGGAAAAACCTATGCCCACGGGGAGATTGAATTGTAATTTTGCACCAATGAAAGCTCATGAAAATATTTTAATTTTTTCTAAAAGTGCCGGGTGTTATGTAAAAGATAAAAATAAAGCCATGCTCTACAATCCTCAAATGACTGAGGGTAAACCATATAAAACTACGAGCGGTAGAGCTAGTACAAATTATGATACAAAATGGAGCAAAAGGGTTGAAACGAAAAATAATGGTACTCGCTATCCAAGAAGTGTAATCACATTTAAACATGATAAAGATAAATTACATCCAACTCAAAAACCTGTTGCATTATTGGAATATCTAATTAAGACGTATACAAATGAAGATATGCTTGTATTGGATAATTGCATGGGTTCAGGTAGTACTGGTATAGCATGTTTAAATACAAAACGTAAATTCATTGGATTTGAATTGGACAAAGAATATTTTGAAATTGCAAAAAAGAGAATTGAAGATAGAAGTGAAGAATTAGAAGAAGATTGGGAAGACGATTTATAATCGATAAAAAGAATTTTAAAAACAAAAAAAGGAGGAAGATTAATGAAAAGAATGTCAATCAAAGAAGTTCTTGAATATTTGGAGATAGGTCGAAGCACATTCTATATTTATCGTGACAAAGGTATGCCTGTGCATTATACTTTAAGTAAGCGCCCTCATTGTTTCAAGGAAGAAATCGACGAGTGGCTTCAAGATAGAGTGGATAACAGGAGGAAGTGATAATGCTAGAATATGCAAAAGCTTATGATAAATTGGGATGGGTAGTCATGCCTATCAAACCAAACGATAAAAGACCTATCATCAAGAATTGGTCGAAAATACAATCCAATGATGAAACATTGGATAAATTCAAAGATACCTCAAACATAGGTATCATCATGGGAGCGACAAGCAATCTTGTATGTATCGACGTGGATGTCAAAAATGCAGATGGTGTAGCTACCCTAGAAAAATTAGAAGAACAGTTAGGAGAACTTCCTCAAACAGTTATGAGTGAAACACCTAGCGGTGGTATTCATTATTATTTCAAATACGTCAAAGGAATTAGAAATAGAAAGAATGTCGGTGAGGGGATTGACATACAGGCAGATGGTACTCAAACAGTAGAAGCACCAAGTCAAATTGACGGTACTTATTATGAATGGGTAAACAGTCCATTTGAGTATGAGATAGCAGAGTTACCTCAAAAATGGAAACAGTATCTATGTGAAGAAGTAGATGAAGATACATTGTTACTTTCAAACAAGCCATTTGAAGCACCTAGCGAAGTTGAAGAAGGTGGACGCAATAATACCCTAGCGAGTTATGTCGGCTCTCTATTAGGTAAAAAATTGAAGAAAGCAACGGTATTGAAAAAAGCTTTGAAGTATAATGAAGAGTCGTGTAATCCACCTCTTGATGAAGATGAAGTCAAGACTATTGTCGACTCTATGATTAAGACAGATAAAACCAACAAGGCAAATAATGTCGAAAAAAGTATCAATGAGTCAAAATTAGACTATAGTAATGAAGATGATTTGAAAGTAGACTGGATTTCTTTTGACGAGACGGGAACAGTCAATATCAATGACAAGAAATTTGCCGAATGGTATGTCAAAAGAAATGAACTTTATTGTATCAATGATAGATTTTATACACGTTATGGTCAAATTAGCGATAATGAGTTTAGAAACAATATTCATAATATCATAGGTGGTATTATTACAACTCATTTGTCAGCTAAAGTAGAGTCTCTATTAGCGAGTGTCAAGAATGAAGCGTTTACTAAACTAGACGCACCAGACAAGTATAAAGTACAGTTCGATAACATCAGCTTTGATGTTCGACACGGAAAGCTTGAAGAATGTGACACCTTTTTTACACTACATCAGATACCGCATAATTATGACGCTAAAGCTGATTGTCCTAAATTCAAAAGGTTTATCAACAATCTTTTCTATGAAGAGGACATTCCTGTCATTCAAGAATATTTGGGATATTGTTTGGTACCGAACACTCTTGCTCAAACCGCTCTGTTCATTATAGGAGAGGGTGGAGAAGGTAAGTCTAGAATTACAATTCTAATGGAGCATATTATCGGTCATGACAATGTAGTCATTGGTGATTTCATTGGACTTCAAGATAAATTCTCTACAACTTCATTGGATAAACAAATGATGTTCATAGATGATGATTTATCGTTAGAAGCTTTAGATGATACATCCAACTTCAAGAAGATTGTAACGGCTGAAACGACAATGGAAGTCGAACCGAAAGGTAAGCCTAAATATAAGACAAAGCTTTATTCGAGGATATTATGTTGTGGAAATGGAGCAATACAATCAAAATTTGATAGAAGTGACGGTTTCTATAGAAGATTGTTGATTTCAAAAGTTAAACCTGTACATTATGCTAAACCAGACAGGACTTTATCAGACCAACTCGACCAAGAAATACCAGGTATTATTAATTGGCTTTTAGAAGGACTATGTAGAGTCGTTAGAAATGGTTTCATTATCGAACCATCTATGCGTATGACACAAGAATTACAATCGGTAAGAGACAGTAGTGATACTATTCAATTGTTCATGAGTGATGAACAGTTCATTGAATACACAGGAGATAAAGACGATAAAGTGTCAATCAAGCAGTTGTATGACGCTTACGAAAGCTGGTGTCAAGACAATAATTATCTGGTCATTCATAAGAACACCTTTGGTAAGGTCATTAGAAAGACATATAAAGCGAATTTGTCTAAAAAGATTATGAACCCTCAAAGAGTAAGTGATTTGATTTCACAAGAAAAGGTGTATATCAATAAGAAACAGGTGCGAGGGGTCGTAGGTATTAAATTGAAGAACTATAAGAAATCATTCACCGTAAGTGCATAAGGAGGAAAAGAAAATGACAGTAAGAGAAGTATTAGAAAATATGAAAGGTGGAGCATCAATTTTATATATTAAAGATATTGAAGGGACTAATTTAGTCTTATCTAGAAACATGATACCTTTTTGCAATGAAAAATTGCTAGATACGAAAGTTAAAAATTTAGACGCAGGTGATATTGAAATGAAAGGAAATGGTTTAGTGTCATATAACGCATGGAGTTATTCAGATACTTTTAATGAAAAATTTATAATTTGCACATATGATGAAGAAAAAGAGTAAAAATATTTTTACTCTTTTTTTCATATATTTGTTGACATTGTTAGAAATCTATAGTAATATATAGTCAAGGAAAGGAGATAACCAAAGGTTATCAAAGGAAATATAAAAATGTTTGATGCTTATTTGGAAAGAATCACAAATGAAGCTTATTACAATAATGAGCCAGACCAAAGAGTTTTAGAAGAAATTGAAGAAGTTAAAGAAAAATTAGAAGAACTTCAAGATGAAATTTCTGAAACAGATTTAGAAAGTGAAGAAGCGGAAGATTTGATTGCAGAAGTGGATGAATTAAATGAAAGATTAGAAGAATTGGAGGGATTAGCTTATGGAAGTAACTAAAGAAAATTTAGAATATGCTTATAAGCATACGTCCTCTCAATGGGATTTTTATTGGAGACACTCTAATAACGACCCTAGATGGTTTTACAATCCACCTATTGAGTTTCATGAGGGGGATATGGTTTATGTCAATTTAGATGTAGGTTTTCCGCATGAAATGTGTTTCGGTCATTGGTGTTATGTAGTGAAAAAGTTCAGGGATAAAATGCTCGTCATCCCATCTACAAGTGTCAAAGATGATTGTACGGTATCTACAGAAATGGATATACGTGTAGTTATCAATGGAAAGAAAACAAAATCCAGATTGAACTTTAGTGAGTTGAGAACTGTAGATAAAATGAGGATTGACCCTCGTAAGTCTGTAGCTAAGCCACAAGTCAGTCTTTGCTTTATAAAATACAAATTGAAAGAGTTCATAGGAGGTTAGTTATGTTAGAAGTAAATAAAATTTATAACACGGCAAGAAATGGGGTGATAATTTATGAGAAAATATGAAAAAGTTTTATCAACCATAGTAACATGGATGATGTTATTTTCTCTTATCTTTGTCAGTTATAAACATAGCAATCTGGTAGAAGATTATAATGATTTGACTACTAAATATAACAAAATTGTGAAAGAGAAAAAGACAGTTGATACTATGTGTCATATACTGTTAAATCAAGAGCCTTATGTAGTACATGAAGTCAAAACTGTAAAGTGCATAGGAGAGTTTAAAATTACTTATTATTGTGGTTGTGATATTTGCAATGGAGTATGGGGGAACATTACTTATAGAGGTACAATTCCTCGTCCTCAACACACAATAGCAGTAGACCCTAATGTAATACCACTTGATAGTAAAGTAATCATAGAAGGGATAGAATACACCGCCGAGGACACAGGAAATAAAATCATAGGTAATAAAATTGATGTTTATGTATCTTCACATGAAGAAGCTTTAGAAAAAGGAACTAAAACTTTAAAGGTATATAAGGAGGTGAACTAAAAATGAAAGAAAAGATGAAAGAATTTTTAGAAGGATTTTTACTTATTGATATACTAGTTTGTTTTTCATGGGCAATAGTTGAAATATTGATGTTCATACTTAAAATGATGGGAGTGATTTAAGATGGGTGAGATAAACAAACAATGGATGAACCAAAGAGGATTTGACGAATATCTCAAAGATGGTGATACTTTGATTTTCAAGGATGTAAATGATATTCAAGTAGGTATTAAAAACAGTTATTATAGGTTTTATTACATTGTTGATACCGTAGGGAAATATCATTTAAGAAGTACAAAATTCTATGATTGGAACAGCTTTGATAATTTCTATAATGAATTTAAAGAATTAGTAATGAATTTGAAATGGAAGGATGATGATTTATAATGAAAAACTTTGAAGTTTATGAAGATAAAATTAAAGAATTAAAGGGTTGCATTGCACTAAATAAAAGCAACGAATTAGTATCATGTATTGGTTTTCGTTGTAGAGATTGTAAATTTAGTGGTAGGGGTAATGGTAAATATTGTTTACAAAACATGTTTGAATGGCTTTACAAAGAACACCAAAAGCCAAAAATTAAAATTCCTTTAGCAACTAAAGTTATTCTTGAAAATTTGAAAGACAATTGGAATTGGATTGCTAAAGACATGACAGGTAGAGTATATGTCTATGATACTAAGCCTTTTAAAAAAGTTTCAATATGGAATAATAATGATAATGATTGTGATTGTGACTCTGCAAATGTTGATAAATTGTTAGATGAAAAATTATTAGACTTTATTTCATGGAATGACAAAGAACCAACAAATATTAAAGAACTTTTAGAAAATTGTGAGGTAATAGAAGATGAATGAAAGAGAAAAATTTAAAAAAGATTTTGAATTAGACTTATTGTTAGCAGTAGATGAATTACTTCACGAAGTGAATGTACGTTTTGGTGGAATACCTATTTTATGTGAAATGAAAGAAAGAGAATATTTTCAAGATGCAAAAGATGATGAAACCGTGCAAGGATTGATTGAAAAATACGAAATTACTAAATATTGTGGGGTGATTGAAGATGAATAGACCTAAAATTAGAGATTTTATAGATGAATGTGAAATACCAACTTATACAGTTATTAACCTAGATAGTCTTGATGCAGTGTCTTATCAAAATACTTTAAATGAATATATTGATTATTTAGAAGAACAATTAAGTAATCTTAAGGTTAAAAATGAAGTAGAGCATCAACAAAATGAATTGCTTTGTAAAAAAGTTAATGAATTAGATAAAGCGTTAGATAGAGCGTGTGAAATGTTATCAATGTATGACAAAGAAACCGCCCATGAAGATGATGAAGTATTTTCTAAAGAACAATGGAAAGAGTGGTGTATGAAAGATGAATAGACCTAAGAAAGAAGAATTAAAAAATATTAGAGAAATAGGAGGTATTTATACTATTGACTTTACTAGATATATAGATGCACTAGAAAAGTATGTTGACCAATTAGAAAAGGCATTTGATAAGGCATGTGGAGAGTTAGCTCATGCTTATCCTTGCGGAATAAACAGTTATGGAACAACTTGGCATCCTGATAGTTGGAAAGAATGGTGCATGAAAGATGAAACCGATAGTTCGAAAATTAAATAATGAGAGTGGTGAAAACTATCACTATATTAATAGGGAGGAAAATTAAAATGACAATTAAAGAACAATTAAAAGAAATGTTTACAATGCAAAAAGCATTGAACGAAGCTATATTAAAAGAATTCGGTCAAGATAGTATTAGCGAAGGTAAATTAATGTTAGCTATTGTTGATGAATTAGGAGAGCTAACTCATGAACTTAAAGGAGATTGGTGTTGGTGGAAGAAAACACAACCACCTGTAGATGGGCAAAGAGTGTTGGAAGAATTGGTCGATATATGGCATTTTGTCATGACATGGGAACTTTTCCAAGATGCAAGAGGGATAGATTTCATTATGAAAAAGTATAATTTTTACATCAACCGATTTGGAACAGGTATAACAGGTAGTGTAGGCTATTTTATTGCTAATGTAGATTATGAATTTGAAAAATTACCAATGCTTTTAGATTTAACTGAAAGATTAGGTTTCTCATTTGATGAAGTTTATCAAGAATATATCAATAAAAATAGAGAAAATTATGATAGATTAGCGAGAGGGTATTAAAATGAGTAACGGATTAGAAGCTTTAAGGGAAATTTTAATACTGCAAAAGAAAGAATTTCAACGGAATTAAAAAGAAAATAATATTAAAATTAGGAGGAAATTAGATAAATGAAAAATTTTGAAGCTTATGAAGATAAAATACTAGCTAGGATTGACATTAAACACACATTCAATCAGTCAATCATTAAATATGGCGAAGAACCACAATGCAGACAAGCAATGGAAGAATGTGCCGAATTAATTCAAGCTATTAATAAATGCATTCGCTATCCTGATAGAAAAGATTGTCATAATAATCTTATTGAAGAAATAGCCGATGTGGAAATCATGTTATATCAGTTGAAAGTTATGTTTAACGTTAGTGATGATGAAGTTTTTGAAGTGAAAGTGCAAAAAGCTGTAAGAGAGCAAGAAAGGTTGAAAGAACTATGACAGCAAAAGAAATGTTTGAAAAATTAGGTTATCATGTAAATTATGAAAGCAAAACTATTCTTGTTTATACACAATTAATTCCAGATACTAATATACAAGAAGTAATAACTTTTAATGGAAGTCAAAAGAAAATATATGTAGGATATAGACACACAAGTATATGTAAAGGTGTTGATGTTTCTTTACTAAAAGCTATCCATAAGCAATGTAAGGAATTGGGGTGGTTAGATGAATAAATATGAAAAAGCGTTTGATGTAATTGAAACAATTTTACATTTAATGTGCGGTGAAGAAAGGGAAGATGGTTATAGACCATCACATGATGAAATGGTTAATTCTATGGAAGATTTTAAAGAATTAGTTGAAAGAGCAACACCAAAGAAACCGATTAAAAACGAAATGAGGAAAGGGAAAACTTCCTCTCTTGATAAGCTTTTTGAACTTAAAGATGCCCATACCTGTCCCAATTGCGGTAATGCATTACTAGAACATTACATGAATGAACGTCAAGAAACTAGACATTGCTGGGATTGTGGACAAGCATTAGATTGGAGGGTAGAGGATGAATAATGAAACTATTTAAACACCAAAAACAAATACTTCATTTACTTACAAATAATAACCAATTTGCTGTATTTGCAGAGCAAGGAACAGGCAAAACTTACCCTGTTCTTTGTCATTTATGTAATCTATTCATAGCTAAAGAAATAGAAAACGCTTTAGTTATATGTCCTGCATCAGTCAAAGGGTCATGGAACAGAGATATTAAAAAACTAGGTAAGAGAAAGGCCAAGTATCTTAAAAATTTAGTTGTCGTATCTTATGATACAGTATGGAGAAGAAAAGAGTACGAGAAAGCGTGGGATTGTATCGTTTTAGACGAGTCTCATTGTATTGCACACAGAAATACCAAGCGTACTAAATTCATTCATAAACTTAAAAATATGAGTAAATACAGGTATATTATGACAGGTACACCTATGCACAATGGACATTATGAAGATTATTATTCTCAAATTGATTTTATTCTTCCTAATTATCTAGGAACTTATAATGAGTTTCTAGCACATCATACTGTACAAAGACAATTACCTGGTGCTTATGTGAAAATAATAGTTAAGTATAGAAACGTTCAAGAACTACTAGACAAAATAAGTGAAAAAGCGTATTATATAGATAAGAAGTCATGTCTTGATTTACCAGATATGTTGCCTTCAAATATTATTGATTGTGAGTTAAAAGAAAAGAAAAAGTATAAAGAAGCTTTAGAAAACTTCATAGAAGAATTCGATATGAACATAGGAAATCCTATGTCAGTCATTGTGAAGTTAAGACAGTTATGCAGTGGTTTTGTAATAGATGACTACCAAGAACTTCATGAACTAAAATGTGAGAAGATAAAAATGCTAGATGAACTTATCGACAGTTTAAATGGTAAACTCGTTATCTTTGCTGAATTTACTTATTCTCTATCTCAAATTCATAAGCTTCTAGAGAAGAAGAAAATCAAGTATGTAACTTTGGATGGGCAACAAAGAAACAAGTCGATATGGAAAGATTTTCAAGAGAACGAGGATGTTCAAGTTATCGTATGTCAATATCGTTCAGCCAATGCAGGAATAGATTTGTTTACTTCTAGTAATATGATTTTCTATGAGCCAAACCAATCAAGTACAGTTATCGACCAAGCTATGGCACGCATACATAGAAATGGACAAACTAGTAAATGTAGTTACCATTGGCTGATTACAAAAGATACTGTAGAAGAAGATATTTACGAACGTGTTTCAAATGGAATTGACTTCAATGTAGAAGCTTTAGATAATTTTAGACAAAGGATGTGATAGAAAAGATGATAGAGAGAACGTTTAAGATACCGTCATGGCACAGGCTTTATTCAGATTATTTCAGGTATTTGAATAACACTCAACAAGCTATCAAATTGCTTAAAGAGTTTAGAAAAGAACAGGATATTCAATGTGAACTTATTCTTCCTTATACAGACAGTCGTACTCAAAAACAATCTTTAAAGATTGCTACAACCAAAGACTATAGAAGAATAGCACATGACAAAAAGAAATTCGGTACAGATTTAAAGAAACCAGATAGTCAAGGTTTCTATGGTATTCGTCTTAATTCTAAACTTTATCAATCGTGGTTGGATATATTGAAAGCTAATGATAATTTTAAAATTCTAGACGAACCTAAAATAGCCGAATATATTGGTATCAACAACAAAGGTAAGGATTTAGGTAAATTTGAAAGAGAGTTTCTCGTAGATGATAAAGACCTTTATTTATCAATCAAATGTGAATACAAATTTATCGAGATTGAGCCTTATAAATTCTATGAAATAAAGGAAGGAGAGATATTGTGATTGAGAGTAAAAGAAAACAATTAGAAATCATAGAAGATTTCTATGCACTTTATATGCGTTCACCTAAACTATCTGAATACAAAGCTTTAGGAGGTACATATAAGACGAGTCCTTATATTACATTCCTAGCTGAAAATTATTTTAAACCTCCAACGTCTAAAGAAGAAACTTATGAAGTTGTTGACAGACAAGGAAAAGTTGTCTATACAGGAATTCCTAAAGATATAGGATATGAGTATGATACTACAGGTGGGCAAGTATCTAGAGCGTGTAGAGAAAAAACATTGTATAAAGGAAAATATACAATTAGAAAAAAAGAATTTGATATAAATTATTTCAATAAACATAGAAAGGATGATTTGAATGCAAAAATTGACTAAAAAAGATTTACAGAAACGTTGGGACATCTGCGAAAGAACCCTTGACAGATGGAAAGATATGAAAGGGCTACCTTATCATAAATTGCCTGTAAATGGTAGAATTTATTTTTATAAAGAGGAGATTGAAGAATGGGAAAACAAGATGATGGGTGGAAAAGTAGATTAGTAGCTTTTGACTTTGAAGCCACAGCTTACGATTGGCTTCTATGCATCAAAGATAGACAGACGGGTATATTTTATGATTTTCATAATGACCCACAGGGTGTTGAGGATTTTATCAATGAACATGATTTTATCTATGTAGGATATAATAATAAACATTATGATAATTACATCCTTAAAGGTGTTTTAAATCATTATACACCAGATTATATCAAGGATATTAATGATTATATTATCGAGGAACATCGAGATGGATGGACATATCCATTCGACCAACCGTATATCAAAATACCACCTACCAGTGACCTCATGTTGGATATGCCTTTAAGACAATCTTTAAAGGAACTTGAAGGTAATATGCTCATGGACATTCAAGAGTCAACTGTAGATTTCAAAATAGACCACCCGTGGACCAAAGAAGAATTTGACGAAATGTTGTCATATTGTCATCATGATGTAGCATCAACATCATGTTTAATTGACGAAAGAATGGACTATCTAGAAGCTAAAGTATTCAATGGTACGAGAGAAGGTTTGACACCAGAAGAGTCCTTATATCGAACAAATGGGCAGTTAGCGAGTATCTCTTTAGGTGCTGAAAGATGTGAGTTTAATGATGAAAGAGATATTCAGTTTCCAGATACTGTAAATTGGGATAATATCCCTAAAGAAGTAAAGGATTTTTTTTACCAAGCTTTTGATGAAAATATCCCTACGGAGGTACTTTTCAATAAGAAACTTAAAATTGATTTTTTAGGTTTGGAATGGGTGTTCGCATGGGGAGGTGTTCATGCGAGTGTTCAAAATGAAATCATTGTAAACGAGAACGGATATGTTCAAAAGATAGCAGACGTAACTTCCCTATATCCATCATTGATGGAAGAATATGGACTTACGAGCCGTGCAGTACCAGACCCTAATAAATTTTTCAACATGAAGAAAGAACGTATTGACGCTAAACATAGAGGTGACAAGAGAGTAGCAAATTCTCTTAAAGTACCTATCAATACAGTTTATGGTATTTCATTACAACAGTTTAGTGATTGCTACGACCCACGTAATGGTCGTTCAGTATGTGTAACAGGACAGTTACTATTGACAGACTTATGCGTTGAGTTGTGTAAACAATGTAAGACAATTAGACTTACCAATGTGAATACGGATGGTGTTGCTTTTATTATTCATGAAAGCGAAATGGATATAGCCAATGCGGTAATGGACGAGTGGCAAAAGAGAACACGTCTAGAGTTGGAAGTTGAAGGTATCAAGCGTTATATTATTAAAGATGTGAACAATTATATCCTTGAAAAAGAAGATGGTTCATTGAAAGTAAAAGGTGCTTATGTGAGCGATTATAAACCATCATTCAAGCATAACTCATTTTCTATTGTAGCAAAGGCTATCATTGACTATTTTATCAATGATGTACCTGTAGAAGATACTATCAATGCTTGTGATGACCCTTTCCAATTTCAATTAATTGGAAAAACAGGGGGTAGTTACGATAAAACAGTTCATTATGTAAACGGTGAAGAAATAGAAGTACAAAGAGTAAATCGTATCTATGCGGTTAAAGATGAAACTCTAGGTGCGGTTAAAAAAGTGAAGAAAACATATTTGAGTAAAGAATTGTTCCAAGAAGTAGACTTTGAGGAAAAATGGGCAAGATATTATATCAATCAAAAAGGAAAGAAAACTTATAAGAGAGTATGGGAAACGGACGAAAAGGGAGATTTCTTTATGAGAAAAGACACAATCCAAAATTGTCCACCTCACGCACTTATAGACAATTCTTGTAAAATTACTATTGACGCTATTGATAAAAAGTGGTATATTAATCTTGCAAAGAAAAGAATAAATGATTTTCTAGGCATTAAAGAAAATAAGAAAACAAAGGAGAAAAAGAAAATGGCAGTAGCTAAAACAAAATTAGAGCCAAGACCTGCTCTATACAAAAAGATTTTTGATTTAGGTCTATATTTAGCAAAACAACCTTACATTACAGATGGGTACAATGATGCACAAGGATATGAATACATCAAGTCAGCTTACTATCGTAAAGTATTAGGACAAGGATGTAGAGAAGTTGGATTGATTTATAAATTATCTATCGTAAATAGATTATTTACACCTCTTGGAAAAACTAGAAATATGAACTTGATTACTATTCAAGGGAATATGAGTCTAATTGACCCAGATACAGGTGAGTTTGAAGATTATCCAATTATTGCAGAAGGCAGTGATAATTTAGATAAAGGTATTTATAAAGCTGAAACAATGGCTATCAAATACTTTGTGTTAAATAATTTCTTGTTACCAGAAACGCAAGATGAAATCGACCCAGAGTCAGCTAAAGAAGATAAAAAAGCAGAAGAAAAACCTTTAAATGTAACAAAGGATGAACCTAAAAAATCTAAACCTACACCTCCTCCAACTAAAGAAGAAAGAGAAGAAGCTAAACAAGAGGTCGTAAACAACGACCAACCAACAATGGCTTATGTAGATGAAATGATTGACTTGATTAAGAAATGTCAAGAAAAGAAACCAGGATATGGCGAAAAAACTTTAACTAACCTTGAAAAATTCAAAAAAGGCGAAATGGCTTTAACTAAAACAAAAGCAGTTTCTATGATGACAAAGATTGAAGAAAAGGCGGACGAGTTAGGGGTTGAATAACCCCCAACTCTCAAATGATTATGAGAAGATTATTTGTAAGTCAACCAATGCGTGGTAAAACAGAAGATGAAATTATAGAAGCAAGAGATAAAGCTATTGAAAGATTATCACGTAGATTAAATGAAGGTTTTGAAGTAGCTGAAAGTTATTTTACAGAAGATGAACCAAAAGATGTAAAAAATAGCGGTGTATATTGGTTAGGCAAATCTTTAGAATTATTAAGCGAATGTGATTTGGTTTTATTTATAGGTGATTGGATGAGTTATAGAGGGTGTGTCGTTGAGTATGATGCATGTATAAATTATGGTATAGAAATTATGGAAGATAGAGGAGAATAAAAATGTTAGATTGGAAATACAGCGAAGATGGAAAAAGAATTATTTTAGTAGATGGAGAACCAAGAAGTAAATTAAAAGTTACAGGTACTCGTCTAGCAGGGATTTTAGGATTGAATAAATGGAACACTCCATTTCAAATGTGGTGTGAAATTACTAAATGTGCTAGACCTCCATTTGAAGATACGATTTATACCCTAGCTGGTAAAGCTATTGAACCAAAACAAATTAAATGGACCAAAGAACAAATTAGTGAAAACGTATTATCACCAGAAGAATTTTTCGGTAACAGATATAGTGAGGTCAAATATGACTTCTATCCTAATGAAAAAATTTACGGTGGTATGTGGGATAGTAAACTTGTTCGTCCTAGCGGTAAGGTATCAGATGTTTTTGAATATAAGACTACCAAACGTGCAGAGGATTGGGTAGACCATCCGCCTGTTTATTACTTATGTCAAGCATTAGAATATGCTTATTTGGAAGGTGCTAAAAGAGTACATTTAGTTGTATCATTCTTAAAAGATGATGATTATAACAATCCTCAAAACTTTGTAGTAGATGATAGCAATACTCAATTATTCACATATGATGTTGATAAAACTTACATTGATACTACGGATGGGGAAATCGTTATTTTAGAAAAAGGGGATGAAATCCCTACAAACCATTATAACATTAAAGGCTTGATTAAATTAGCTGATAAATGGTATGATGAACATATCAAGACAGGTTTCAGTCCTGCATTTGATGAAGTGAAGGACAAAGAATATTTAGATATTTTAAGAACTTCAAAACCTCAAAATGATTTAGACGATAACGATTTGGTTGCTAAAGCTAATGAACTTATCGCTAAAATAGATGCCATCAAAAAAGAAACAGGTTTAGCAGATTTAGAAAAACAATTAAAAGCTTGTGAAAATGGTATCAAAGAACAGTTATCTTTACAAATGGGAGATAACGATACAAAAGCAGTTTTAGGTAACTATACATTATCTAAAACAGTTAAAGAAGTTGTTTCTTATGATGTTGAAGCAATGGAACTTGACGGAGTATTAGACAAGTATGAAATTAAATCAACAAAAGAAACATTAACATTGAGAAAGAAAAAATAGAGAAAGAGAGATTAGAGATTATGGACACAATTCAATTAGTAGAAAGTAGTTTTACATTAGTACCTGCAGGAGAAGATGTAGTTTTAGGAATTACAAGTGCAAAGGCAATGCCTAAAGCAAAACCATCTAAAATCGAAGTAGTATTCACTCATGCAAACGGTGGAACAATCAAACAAACTTATGACTTAAATAAAAAATTAAAGAAAACAGATAAAAATCCTATTGGTTTAGTATTGTTCTCAATTTTAGCAAGAACAGCTTTAGGAGACAGTTCTTTAGAAGACTTCTCATTATCTAAAGATTTACCAAAATTAGTAGGCAAAAATTTAGTGTGTGAAGTCAAACATTCAGACCCTAAAGATAATGAAAACGGATATGTTTATGCCAACATTAAAAAAATTGTTAGATTAGCAGATGAAGAAACTGTTGAGGAAGTAGAAGATGAAGAAGATGACCTTTAATAGGTCGCCTTTAGAGTCAAACCTAGTCAAGAAGGTTGAAACATATATTAAAACCACGTTTAAAGAAAAAGCGTGGTTTTTAAATATCGGTGGTAACGCTTCACAAAGAAGTGGAGTACCAGATATACTGGTATGCATCAATGGAAGATTGATAGGTTTAGAACTTAAAAGAGAAGATGGAACAGGACGACCAAGTAAACAACAGGAAATTGAATGTCGAAAGATAAATAATGCAGGCGGAATAGCAATCATTACAAATGATTTTGAACAAATAAAAAAATTGCTAAATGATGTTTACAACAATAAATATGTATGTTAGAATAATATATGTGAGAGGTCCCACCCATCACCTCTCACTTCTCCGTTAAAACATTTTGGTTGCGAATATGCAAAAAAGACTACATTATTTGTAGTCTTTTTTCATACACATCGCATATCTTAAAGCTTTGCCATCAGGTGCGTCTTTATCATTCAAGAACTTGTGCGCCATACGGACATAGGATGTTACATTATCTCCTAGCACTTCGCAATAATCACTGTATATCATATTCATAGCATAATTCCAATCGTATTCGTTGAAATCCCTAAAAGAGATACCATTACTACGTGCTACCGAGTTTGTTTCTTCTACACTCCATTTAGGAACTCTTGAGCCATCATCATTTACCATATCTTCATAAATGTCATTCAATGTGTCCTCGTCAAAATGATACCCATTTACTAAAATATAAAGATTTGTTTTAATATCTCGATAACGCTCTGGGTGTTCCACTTTGATAATATCCATGACAATATCAAAGTCCTCCATCATTTTTTCAATTACTTCTGGATGGTTCATTGCTTGTTGATACATATGTTTCATACTCATAATTTACCCTCCTTCAACAATTTAATGATTTCTTCGTTCTGTTCTATTATCTTTTTAGATAACTGTCTGTTTTCAATCATTAAAGACATAATATCATTATGAAGATTTTCTATGACTTCATCATTACTTGCTTGTTTATGAAGTTCATCATTGTTTTGTACTTGAAGAATAAAAGAAGCAAGAGTGATAGCGTCTAGAAAATCTAAATTTTCATTCATTATGCAATCTTCTTGATAATGATATTTGCGTCTTGAACAGTTAAAGGTAAAACTGAATTATTTCCCAATGAAATAACGTATGAAGCCCCACATGGTACTTGTACTAATGTACTACCATCTACGTTTCCTAATGCACTCGCTGTAGCTACTGTATAGATACTTCTAGTTCCACCAATGATTTCACCATCTAGTTCTAAATCTAATGAAGCTTCGCCTAGTGTAGCAGATGTGATGTTAGCACTATATTCTACCTCATAAATACCTGGTTTAGTTAAAGTAAATAAACCACTTCCTAAATCATGTGCCAACCATCCTTTACAAGCACATTGACAAGAACGTGTTCTTACTCTGTCTGTTGGAAATAATACATTTTGTCCTACGGCTACTGTTTGACTAGCCACTCCAATACTATTAATCATATAATTTTCTCCTTTCTAAAATAAAAAGAACAGTTCCTTTGAACTATTCTTTTTAATGTTTAAATCCAAAGGTTTGATAAAACCTAATATCGCCATGCGACTAGATTATAAAGTTGTTCCATTGCATCCGCAACCATTACCGAAACAAGCACCGCTATTATAAGCATAATATGGTGAGCAAGTAAGATATGCTGGCTTAGGTGTAGGTTGTAATGTACTGATAATGTTAGCTGATTGTGCTTGTTGAGATAATTGGAAATTAGCAGTTAATAAATCTCTATCTCTATCGGCTAATCTATCTCTTAATTCTTGCATTGTGTTAGCATTGATTAAGGCTCTAGTTGCTTCACCTTCAGCATGGATTGCTGTAGTAATTTCACAAGTGTTTTTATAATCTTGTGCTACTACGTTGTCAATTGCACGTTGAGTTGCACAGCAACATTCTTGTTGACTAGCTTGTAGGTTTTGCATACCTAATTGAGTAGTATAGCGACTTTCCAATACATCACGTTGAGTTTGACAAGCAGAGTTAGAAACGTTTTGGTTAGTATTAAAAATATCACGTTTAATGAATTCATCATCAAGCAATGTGTCATTAGCGATATTATTGTTACCCCAACCATTATTACAAAATAATAAGATTAGGATAACCCAGAACCATGCACCAAAACCATTACCGAAACCATCATTGTCTCTTTCAGCTAGATTGTAAGTAGGTTGAATACCCATTCCTGCATCTGTCATAAGACCTCTCTCCTTTTCTATAATATATTTATAACTACATTAAAATTTAATGTTGTTACCGAACATCTTTTTAGCTTGTTGTTTAGCCATTTCCATTTGTTGAGGTGTAACTCCCATTTGTTTCATAAAATCATTTGGATTGACTCCACTGTTCATCATTTGATTTATTTGACTGAACATTTGAGGGTTACGTTGTTTTAGCATATTCATGAGCATATTTTGAGGGTTCATCATACCACCCAATGGATTTGTACCTCCACCCATGAAAGACTTTAAAGGGTTAGCCATTTGTTTTACCCCCTTTTCTTGCGTTTTGAGGAGGTTTTTGTTCACTAGGTACATTTTGTTGTACTTGTTGAGGTTCGCCTTGTAACGCCTTTAAAATGGTGTCCATTTTAGCTTCTAACATATCCATACGTTCGTTGTTTGTATTTTCAACTTTTTCTTCTTTGATTTCTTCAAATTTGAATTTCTTGAAAGCGCCATCCATATTTTTCATATAGAAAACAGGATTGTTGTTATCAAACAATATCAGTGGAAGATTGTTATTTGCTACATTTCTTGCTTGTTCTTCTCCATCTACCCATTTACCATTGAAGTCAAAATTTGACGGTGTAGGATTTGATGGGATGTTATTGATATTAATGTTGGGAACATTCATTTGCTGTAATGATTGTAATTGTTGTTCAATCATAGCTTTTTGTTGCATCAACGAGTCAACTCTAGATTGCATGGGATTATAATAATTATTCATGTTCATCCCCTCCTCGACTATTAATATAACACTTTTTAAAATGGAATGTAGTATCTTTTTAGTATCATTTCTAAAATAAAAAGAGCTTTTTAAGCTCTTTTATGGATATACTTTGTCAAAACGTTTAGTATTTCCTATCATTCTATTTAATCTTTGGTGATATGTGAATTAATTAAGTCCATTAATTCTTTATACTGTTCTTGTGTAATGCGGTCGCTATAGAAGAAAACGTCTAATTGGTTTTTAGTTTTTTCAACATAAAAATCATCTAATAAACCTTTATTAATTCTAGAATTAATTCCTTTTTTCAATCTGTCATAAATAGTCATATTATTGTTCCTCCATATCTAATTCTAAACAAGTAACTCTATAATCAATATCAATGATGCTTTGATTGTCAAGTTCTTCTTGTGTATATTTAATAACATCATAATTCATATATTTCATTGGATTTTCTTTAATCATTTCTTCGGTGATTTCTTTAGGGTCTACAGTGAAAATATTTACTCTATAAGAATAAACGTGACTTTCTTGTGGTATTTCAGTTTCAGTTCTATTACCCTCTTCATCAAATACGATATTCATATTCATTTCAGTAGAATCAATTTCTTCAATGAATTCATAAATAAATACATCAGCACGTTTTTCATTTACTTTGAAATAGTCATAATCAGGCTGTCTGTTCATAAATTGTGCAACAGTTTGCATACATAATCACCTCCTTATCTTGTTTATTATTTATAGAAGGGAAGTTTTCATCTTGACTGCTATGCAGTTAATTCACCCCCAACACCGTTGATTGAGAGGCGGGCGAGGATGTACCAGTACGCAGTATAGACTCCATTTTCCGCATGCAAGCAAGAAAGACCAACACTAGAACCATGCCCGAGAGAACCGAAGCCAAGGGACTCTTTTTGTCCTGAACTTGCATTATCTACATAAACACCATCAGCAAATCCAACCGCAGTACCAGAACCGTCTTGACCACAATTAGATTGAACAAATGCACCATTTTCCAAATCAAAATCAATTCTTGTGATATAATTTCAGTTATTTAACTTTGTGGGTTGAATTGCATATGGTGATTTCTTATAAGTAGATTTTGCAGTTGTTATATTGGTAGTTAATAGACTTGCATCATTTTGAATATAAACTTCACGTTTACCAGTTGCATCTACAATATCCATAAATGCGTTACCATACGTTTCATATCCACCAACCATACATTCAATTCCTTGAATTACTATTGGGAATTTGCCATTTGTTAGTTCTGATTTTGTATCACAAGGACAACCATCACGTCCTAAAATATCATCACTGAATCCACTTCTCCATTGCATTGCTGAACAAAAGACTGCTCCTGAGGAGGTATTGGCAGTATTGAAAGGTGTATTTGTATCTAAATACAGCGCAGTATTGCTATCATCTAAAGCGACTTTCTTAATGATTTTTACATTATCGGCATAAATAGAAACCGTTGAATAATATCTATCTAAATTAGAACCACCATATTTATAACCAATCGAAACACTAGCTCCAACAGGGAAATAATCAGCCTGAACCTTAGTTAATGGGAAGTAAGTATTATTCGTAGATGATTTAATGCTTGCTTCGTATTGTGCACTATAATTGTTACATCCACTCATGATTGATTGAGTATTTAAAGTTCCATACTTCAAATAGAATGTTGTTAAAATATATTTATAATCACAAGTCATACCACCTGAATAGAAAGAGCCACGTTTATGACATTGGTTAACCAAACCGTTGTGTGAAGTATTTGTATTAGTCGTATTAGTAGGCAATGGAGTAGTTCCATAATATCTAGCAGGTTTTAATCCTTTACTAGAATATAAATTACCATCAATATTTCCAGCGACATATTTAGCATACAAACCAAAAGCTTGAATAGTTCCATCACGATTGATACATTCTCTTGCAATCGTATATCCTTCTCTAGGTGAATCGGTTCTTGAGTAATACCAATATTGTTCATCTTCCCAAACTTTTTCATAATAGCTCATACCTAAAACAAATACATCAACTTTGCCTTCATCTTTGAAGTTTCCGTCGCCTTTGATTGCAGTAACGTGTCTTACACCGTGCTCATCTACGTAAGCATTGACATCATATGTTTTAAATAATGGAATGTTTTCATAATCATTTTGACCTTTGATTGTTTTAGTAGAAGGTTCACATACAAGTCCAGCGTTGGCATCTAATTTTTCACCAGTTGAAACGTGACTTGTTTCCCATTTAGGAAATCTAACTGTGTAAATGTCACCAGTTCGTTGAAGTGCAAACATGTTTTCAAAAAACGAACCTAAAGTTGTTCTATTGTCAATCTCATTAACTTGTTTTTGTAAATCTGTATAAGTAGATGGAATACTATCTAAAGCTTTTTTGGCTGTATTTTCTACTAATTGGACTTGCTCTGAGCCTTTATTTGTGATGTTTGTGATTTGATTACTTGACGTAGTAAGCAATCGGTTATTTTCGCTTTCAGCCAATGATGATAATTCTTTTTCTAATTGAATTAAATAATCACTAGCAATCGATTGTTCTTCGTCACTTAATTCGACTTCGATACCTTCTAATGAAAGTCCTTTAGCTACCGTAGTATTCCATTCTAATGTAAGATTATCTTCTGATTTTTTAGCACATACAATGAATTTAACATCACCCTTGTATTTTGTTACTTTTCTACTGAATAGCCATGAGAATAAAATATTTCCTTCATTTACAGTAACATCATCAACAAAATAATTATCTCTTTCTTTATTTGCATTTTCAAAATTGACATATAGTCTCAATTTGCTTAAATCTACATTGTCACCTACAATTTTAGGACATTGAAAATACATTCTATCTGATTTTTCATCACTTTCAACACCGATTATATAATCTTCTGGAATATTGATAACCCTTGTAATTGGGTCAATTACAATTCTTTCTTCATTACTTTGTACCGAAATATCATCTGGTACAATAATATTATCTAAATCCATGTCTATTCACCTACTCTCATAATAATTTTATTTGTTCTAAAATATAATGTTCCTTCATTGATTTTTTGACCTGGTCTAGCATCGCTACCAACAACATAACAAATATGCACTCCTTTAATTGTCATAGTTTCATTAACTACTAATTTGTTATTATTGATAGGATAAGCTTTGTTATCAAAAATTAAATACCATTTCATAGATGGGATATTTGTTTCTATATCGAAATTTAAAGTATTCACACCTTTTTCGCCTTCGTTACCAATAATTAAATCTGAAGGATAAACGCTTTTATCATCGTAAATCTTGATTGTTTTTATCATATAAACTTTTTCAATCTCCTAATAACTGTTGTACCTTGAATATCCAATATATCCGCTACTTCATCTTTTGAATTGTCAATATAAAGATAAACAGTTTCAGCTACTTTAGGATTGATGCCTTTCGCTCTACAAATTTCATTTATGTGTTCTTCACTTAAGTCTTCTCCTAGTATCTCTATGATTTGTTCTCTCAATCTCTTCTTTACGAATGGTTTAGGAACTTCTTGATTGTCTATCAATTCCTGTATAATGTTCAGTACGTATGATAGATATACTCCAAAGAGAGGAGTGGCAAATAATGATATATTTAAAGGAATAACTCCTTTGATTAATAGATAGAATGTCACTAATGTAATCAATGTACATTTAGATAAGCTATCCGCATGATAAGATTTACCGAATACTATTCTATTCATTTGAAAACTGAAAAATATAAATAAAAACTCAATAGTTCGGTTATTCAACCATGCTATTGAGTAAACTAATAGAAACTGTAAAACTTGAACAATGACTACGAATATCGTAAACATCACTTTTTCACGTTTACCCATCTTAATTGTCTCCTTTATTTTCTGAATAATTTTTTGAATGCTTTTTCAAAAGCTCCCTTTGTAGGGAAGAAAAAGAAACTTGGAAAATCTGGCATAATTTTTCTCCTTTCATTAAATAAGTAATGATAAGCATGATATAATAATCAATCATCATTAATACACTTATTACACATCCGTAATTACCATTATGAAAACCTATGTCTCTTAAATAACAAGATATAAATTGATAAATGATATTTAAAATTATAACACCTAATATTCTTTTAATTTTAACTTTGTGATTTATAATTTTGCATACGGAAATAATATAAATAAAATCACTTAAAGTTAAAAACAGATTATAATGTATTTTCGTTTTTAAAATGATAAATATGATTGTAAAAGGAAATGTAAATGATGTATATTTAAAGCTTTCTTTCAA